AATAGCGAGTAAGATTGTTATAAACAGGGAATTCAGGCACTTTTGTTACCTTGGGCCGGTCAAGGGTGGGTTGCAATTTTCGCAAGCCTACAGGCACGAATTAAACGCTTTGGTGCGGGAAGGCCAGCGATACATCCAAATGCACTATTCCCCCGAACAGATTGGAGCGGCATGGGACACGCTATTCGACTCCATTTAGGGGCGGGGGATCGATCATGGCCTGGCTGGATCAACGTCGATTGCGTCGGGGATCAGGATTTGCTGTCCGATGTAACGAAACTTGACTTGCCGGATGACCATGCCGACGAAATTTCCGCGATCCACCTGTTTGAGCATATTGAACGCCTTAAGGTGAAACAAACCTTGCTGGAATGGCGGCGGGTGCTAAAGCCAGGCGGTCAGTTATCCCTTGAGATGCCATGCCTTGATAATGTGATTGCTTTGTGGAATGCAGGCTATCGGCATGATGACTTGATCGGGCGAGCATTGTTCGGAATGCCCGAACCTGATACGATGCGGCATCATTGGTGCTACTCTAAGGATGAAATCGGTGCGCTGTTTACCGAAACAGGTTTTCAGAATGTACGATTTGAAGAACCTTTTTTTCATATTCCGCAGCGAGATTTGCGCGTTTTAGGATTCAAATGAGCATACCGTCGCGGGTTCTTGGTTCAGGGGTAACGCAGCTTTCGACCGTATCCATATGCGGCGATGGCTCAACTTCTTTAACGGCCGCAGGAACAACAAGAAACGATGCTTTACAACTGGTCAAAGTTTACAATAACTTAACAACTGTTGCGGCTGGTACTGGAGTAAAACTTCCTTCTAGTGAGGAAGGCGAAACAATATGGATCACAAACAGCGGAGCAAATGCTGTTGTTGTTTATCCATACGAATCAACGACAACGATAGCGGGTGCAAGCTCAGTTTCAATTCCTATCAATTGCACAGGCATTTTCAATGCAGTTACCCGCACGGTTTGGGAATGTGTGCAAGGGTATAATGGATCAGTTCCCATTTTGCATTATGGATCGTTTTACGACACCACAACGCAAACCGCAGCAGCAATCAACACCGCGTATGCGATGACGTTCAACAATACGGCTTCATCAAATGGTGTTTCCATTGGATCGCCTACATCAAGAATTGTGTTGGCAAACACAGGCGTTTACAACATTCAATTTTCCACGCAATTAGACAAAGCATCAGGAGCAACGGGACTTATTTATATTTGGCTGAAAAAAAATGGCACAAATGTTGCAAATTCTGCAACAGTTGTTGCAATTCAAGGCACATCGGCTGAATGCGTTGCAGCATGGAATTTTGTAGAAGAATTTTCAGCAGGTGGTTATTTTGAATTGATGTGGTCAACGGATGACACAAACGTGCAATTAACAGCAGCAGCAGCAAGTAGTCCAGTTCCAGCAATACCCTCCGTCATTTTGACGGTGACGCAAGTCAACAACATTTGATCCCCACAGGAGAAAATCATGGCACTCGATTCAGATATCAACAATGCAGATTCGCAGCTTTATGTTGAGTTTTATACTAACCAAAAAGACCCGTATCAGGGAAAGCCGTTTGTGCGAATTGTAGTGCCAGGAGACAAGACCACGGTGATTGACCAGCCGGTGCGGGATGACCACAAAGAGCGGTTTCCCCGTCAATGGCTGCATTTTCAAATGCAAAACGGCGATGGGCCGGTTATCGGCGTGCCGCTGAAAGATTGGTTTCAAGACCGCCCTGACGAGCTGAGCGATAACCAACTGGCTGAGTTGCAAATTCTCAAATTTCAGACGGTTGAACAAGTCGCCACGGCGAGCGATAATCAGCTTCAACGGATTGGCATGGGCGGCGTAGGATTGCGCGAACGTGCGCGGAATTACTTGCTAAACAAGAATCAAAAGGTTTCCAGCGGTGAGTTGGAAGAAACCCGCGCAAAACTGAAAGAACTTGAGGCGCAGATGGCGATGCTATTGGAGCAACGTCGACCTGGCCGACCGAGGAAAGACAATGTCAACGACGACAATGCTGGAGTTGGTGCAGCAAGTAACTAACGAACTTGGTGTTCCAACGCCGACGCAAGTTATCGGCAACACGAATCAAGACGTAATTCAAATTTTGGCGCTAATGAATGCGTCAGGATATGAATTCCTCCGTCGCCACGCATGGCGCGAACTGACAAAACCGCACGCGTTTTATACCGAATACATTACGACCACCGGCACTTGGACGACCGCAGCGCGCACGATCACGATGGCATCGACTGCGGGGCTTGATACAACGTATCAGGTTCAAGGCACAGGCATCAATCAGAACACCTACATTGTTTCGGTTGACTCAGGTACACAAGTCACAGTCAATCAGGACTTTGCTGCAAGCGCCGCTGATGCTACTGCCTACTTTCAGAAAATCAAGTATTCGCTGCCAAGCGATTACGAAAGCCTTGTCCCGCGCACGATGTGGGATAAGTCGAAGCATTGGGAAATGCTTGGGCCGGAAGATGCACAGCAATGGGAATGGTTGCTGTCGGGCTATATCTCAACCGGCCCGCGTATCCGTTGGCGCTTGCTTGGTGCGTACTTTCAGATTTGGCCAGGTATGTCCACGGCCGAGTATCTTGGCTTCGAGTACCGCAGCAAAGGATGGGCGCAAGCTGCGGATGGGACTGTCAAGAATTCCTTTACTGCCGACACCGATACCTGCATATACCCTGATCGGTTGATGGTCAACGCTACTAAGCTAAAGTATTTTGAGGCTAAAGGTTTTGACACGACAGCGATGTATCGTAACTATGCGATGGAGCTGGAAGCAGCGAAAGCACTTGATATGTCCTCGGCCAATCTGTCGCTTGCTCCGAGGCCGGGAACTGTGCTTATTGGTTACGACAACATTCCCGATTCGGGTTACGGTACAAACTGATGGCACGCGCTCGCAACGCATTAGTGCAACGCACAGCAGCGCAAGTTGCTTCTATACCAGCGCCAATTGGTGGCTGGAATGCAAGAGATTCACTTGCAAATATGGAAGTGACCGATGCAGTCCAGTTGACCAATATGTTTCCCACGGTTTCCAGCGTCAATTTGCGCGGCGGCTATCGGCCTCATGCAACTGGAATTACAGGACAAGTTGAAAGTTTGTTCAACTACTCAGGCGGCAATACTGAAAAACTGTTTGCAGTTGCTGGCGGCAAAATTTACAACGTAACTGCGAGCGGTGCTGTAGGCGCAGCAGTTGTCTCGGGATTGTCTAACTCGCGTTGGGAATATGTCAACGTTTCAACAACGGGTGGTTCATATTTGTATGCGGCCAATGGCGTTGATGCGCCTTTGCTTTATGACGGCACAAACTGGACTGCGATCACAGCGGTATCAACACCAGCAATTACTGGCGTTACAACCACGACGCTTGATGACGTAACCCTGTTTAAAAATAGATTGTGGTTCATACAAAAGAACACCCTCAAGGCGTGGTATTTGCCAACATCCTCAGTCGGTGGTGCTGCTGAACAGCTAGACCTAAGTTCGATTTGTAGATTTGGTGGTTATCTTGTATCAGTCGGAACATGGACTATTGATGCAGGTTATGGTGCTGATGACAACTTAGTGTTTGTCACAAGCAACGGTGAGATTGTTGCCTACCGTGGAACTGATCCAGCGTCTGCATCAACTTGGACATTGATCGGGGTGTGGAAACTAGGAACTCCAATCGGCAAGCGTTGTATGTTCAAGTATTCGGGCGATTTGTTGATTCTTACGCTTGACGGGTTGTATCCGCTCGCATCGGCGGTGCAAAGTTCTCGCCTTGATCCAAGGATTGCGCTATCGGACAAAATTCAAGGTGCGTTTGCTGAAGCGACAAGAACTTACCAAGACAATTTTGGATGGCAAATTATTTACAACGCAAAAAACAATGCGTTGTTTGTCAATGTGCCTGTTGCAGAAGGTTCGCAGCAGCAACAATATGTGATGAACAACATCACCAAATCTTGGTGCAACTTTACCAATTGGAACGCCAATTGTTGGGAAATTTTTAACGACGATCCTTATTTTGGCGGGGATGGATTTGTTGCAAAAGCATGGACAACAGACTATCAAGATGATGAAGCAAACATCCAAACGTTAACGCTGCAGGCTTTCAATTATTACGGTTCTCGTGGAGTAAAAAAGTATTTTACTCGCGCAAGACCAAGCATTTTTACCAATGGAACGGCCACCATATTTGTCGGCATGAACATAGATTTTCAAGTCGGCGACACAACTGCTGCAATTTCTGCTGCCCCTGTTGCTGTAGGCGTATGGGGCACAGCAAAATGGGATCAAGCTAACTGGGGCGATGACTTAGCAATCAACAATAGTTGGCAAGGAATCACAGGCATAGGTTATTGCGGGGCGATTCAATTCAAAAGCGCAAGTAGTGGTTTGCAAATTGAATGGGCAGCAACTGATGTTGTTTATCAAACCGGATGGGCTGGTATATGAAGATCATTACCGAGCCAAAGGAACTCATTGGTCGCTATGTGGCGCATAAGCAAGGCAGGGTGCAAGATTGGGGGCTGTTTGTTGCGTTTGGGCTTGTTAATGATGATGAGGAATTGATAGCTGGTGTGGTGTTCAATGGCTATATCGCACCCAACATCATGATGCACATTTCAGCAGAAAAGTTAACGCCAGGTTTTGTATCAACAATTATGCACTATGCGTTTGTTAAAAATAACTGCAAGCGCGTAACCGGAATTATTGACAAACGGAACAAGCAATCTCGACGGTTTGCTCATCATTTAGGTGCAAAACTTGAAGGCGTGATGAAAGATGCAAGTCCTAACGGGGATTTGTGCATTTATGGTTTGATGAAACGCGACGCTGAAAAATGGATTCAGCCTCGCTACATGAAGAAACTGGAGGCAATATGGGCTTCGTAAGTGATGTGCTTGGAAAAAATCAACCATCAGCACCTGCTATGCCTGATTACACAGGCGCTGCTCAAGCACAAGGCGCTGCAAACGTTGAAACTGCTCGATTGCAAGGAAAAATCAGCAATCCTAACGTTTTCAGTCCGTTAGGAGGTCAAACAGTTACATGGAAAGATGATGTTCCAACAATTACACAAACGCTTACGCCAAGCGCACAAGCTGCATTGCAATCGCAACAAGATACCCAAAGACAACTTGCTGCTCTAGCGCAACAAGGCATAGGACAAGCGCAAAGTATTTTAGGCAAACAGTTTCAACCAATGGGATTAGCTGCACAAGAAATGGCAGGTGCGCCAACGCCTGGCGCTATGGCTCAAACGCCTGATTTGCAAAAGTTCGGACAAGCCACATCAAATGTTCAAGCAGGCCCAATTAGCCAAGGCCCGCAAGCCGGTCAATATGGCTATGCACAAGGTGGCATCAATGTGCCAAACCTGCAAACACGTTTTGATACGTCTAACGTAGCTGCAATGCCGATCAATGCAGGAACAACGGCGCAACAAGCAATTTTGAGCCGTTTAGAACCCGCTTTGGCGCGTCAACGAGCAGCAACCGCACAAAACCTAGCGAATCAAGGTTTAGTGAGCGGTGGTGAAGCGTATCGCAACGCAATGATTGAGCAAAATCAACAACAAAACGATTTGCTTACGCAGGCAGCATTACAGGGTTTGAATCTTGATCTTGCTGCTAACCAACAAGGTTTTGGGCAAGCTGCCGCTCAAGGTCAATTTGGCAATGCTGCTCAACTAGCGCAAGCAGGACTTGGTTTGCAAAGTCAGCAAGCTGGAAATCAAGCAATTGCTCAAAATTTTGGGCAAGCACAAGCAGCGCAACAAGCCGCTAATGCTGCACAACAACAGCAATATGCACAACAATTTGGTTTGGCGGGTTTGCAAAATCAAGCACTTGCTCAAAATCAACAAACTGCTTTGACGCAACAACAAGTCCAAAACGCATTGCAAAACCAGCAGTTTAACCAAGCACTTGCAGGAAACACATTTGGCAATCAAGCGCAGCAACAAGCATTGCAACAACAACTGGCGCTTTATGCACAACCGTTAAATGCAATTACTGGCTTGCTGTCGGGTTCACAAATTCAGATGCCGCAATTCCAAGGCTTTCAAGCGCCGCAAGTTGCGCCAGCGCCGATCTTTGCTGGAGCGCAAGCCGCAGGGCAAGCGGCTATGAATCAATATGGCATCAACGCAGCGCAGCAAAATGCAAACACAGCAGGATTAACCGGTTTGATTGGCGCAGGCTTGGGTGCATATTCATACAATCCGACTGCGGTTAGAGGATTGTTTGGCTTTTAATTTGGAGCATTAAAAATGGCTGAACAAATTAGCTTTACCGTACCAAGCCCCTATCAAGCTGAATTGGCTGATATGGCGCGTCGGCAGCGCATGGCTGAACTGATGCAGCAACAGGCTTTCCAGCCCGCCGAAACATTTAGCTACGGCGGCATACAGGCTAGGACTTCGCCGCTTACGGGGCTTGCCAAGGCTTTGCAAGGGTATATGGCTGGCAAAGCACAACGAGACATTTTGCAAGAGCAAAAAGCATTGGGCGAAAGAGCGCAGCGGGAAAGCGCATCAGACATTGCAACGCTGTTCGGGCACATGAGAGGGCAAGAAGCATTACCGGAGCGCCCGCCAGTAACGCC